AGATTGCCTCAACCTGGTTCCAGTAGTGTGAAGATGGTCTGGGTAGGCTCATGGCCGCCCTGGCTGAACCCCAGGCCTTAATCCATTGACCTCTTCCAGCATATTCCAATGCTGTCCAATAGTGTGCCTCTCTCCTGTCTGGCTGTAAGGCAATTGCATTACCTAGATATTTCAGCCTGTTCTCTGGCTTTGCACATCTGCCCATGTTGCAAAGAACCTCATATCTTAAAGTATCATCCAGGTCTTTGAACATTAAAGCCATTTCACCAAATTCAAGGCACTTCTCAAAGTTCATTGTAAGAAAATATTCTTGTTGTGTATAATATAGAGAGTTTGGGGCTGGCTCCAGAGTATCTTTTAGTATTGTGAAGTTTCTATCTGCTGAGGCTTTTTTATATCCATGTGGCTTGTGAATCCTAACCACCTTGTCCACCCCAAAAAGTTTATCTGGCTCATTAGCAACAAGAGCTTCATGAACCCTATTCTTCCACTTGCATTTACCTTTTCTGCTTGCCATCTCTCTTAATGGGATAAGGCCAGCATTCTGAACATCGTATCTAAATGCAACCAAATCTGCTCCTCTTTTGTTTGCTTCATCAATAGCATTATCCACCAGGACTTCTGCCCCTGGTTGCATCACATCATCAGCATCTACCCACAAAGCCCATTCATTCTTGCATGCCTCTAGGGCTGTATTTCTGGCAGAAGCAAAGTCATCTACATGATTCCAATCATTGTTTTTATTTTTATAATGAACAATTCTAGCACCGTGAGCCAATGCAATCTCTTCTGTTTTGTCTGCCTCAAGGCTCCCCCTAGAGATGCAAACAATAAACTCTTCTGCCATCGGCTTAAATGATTCCAGGCACCTGGCAATATATTCTTCTTCATTTCCAGCAATAAGATAGACAGAAATAGGATTTTTCATTTTTATAGGATTTCTAACTGAAATAGGATGTCAATTAAATTTATTTAGTTATTTATCAATAAACTTCATATTTACTATTTAGATATTGCTCCACTTGCTGACGCTCGGTAGCATTCACCCAGCGATTGTACATTATGATTTCAACTATTTTACCATTGAAGTATTCTGCGGCATTAAAAGATTGATTGTATCCACCAATTTGAAAAAGTCCTGTGCTTGTAGAAATATCTCCACCAATATTAAATGTATCTGAAAGAGCGCCATTGGAATAAACTTTTTGGTCTGTTCCATCATATATCATTGTAAGTATTCTTGGTTCTGTATCTGTAAGATTTATTGATGTTTGGTGATCAGCCCAACCATTAACATTCATTGAAAATGAAACAAGGCCGTCTCCTGCGGTTTTTGCAACCATTCCATACATTGCGGGGTCTTCTGGCGATCCAGCATTTGCATTCTTAAAATAAACAATGTTATTACCAGTTCCTTGCCCAATATATTGTAGAACAATAAAACAAGATGTATTTAAAAAATCTAAACTATTTGAGTCCGCAATCTGCATTACTTGTCCTTCACCATTAAACTCAATAGCTGGTTTTCCGTTCAAGAAAGAAGAAACGAATGTTGGCTCTTGACCAGAGTTTCCAATGCTTGCGTTATTCCCATTACCACTTTGGTCTGCCCAGCCAGTTACATTTGAACCAGAAAGCGTAACCCCTGCATCGGCTTTGAGCCATAGGGATAGGCCGGACAAGTCAGTTGGAGAGAATGGCACACTCCCAGAACTAGCTAGAATCGCTGTTCTGCTACTGCTTAATGATATTCCGTATCCGTAGTATGGCATAGAATTATATTAAGCGGCAGTAATGGTGACAGACGGACCAGAACCAATAGTATAAGTCCATCCAGTTGTCGGAATAATTAATGGGTTTGTGCTAGGATTTGTTGCCCTTATTTCTCCATTATTTGCATCTAAAACCCAAGTGTTTGAAATATCAATATTCCAAGTTAGTTGTTGAAATTCACCTTCACCAAAAGAAAGTCTCCATTGTGTATTTGAAAGTTTTGTATATATATCTGGATCAAAATAACCAAATGAAATAATAAGGTTACCTGCAGTTGCGGCAACAATCCCGCTAGGTGCGGGTGTGCTAGAAGTAACAACAGGAATCCTCCTACCGCTTACGGATATTCCGTAGCCGTACTGAGGCATATTAATCCCCTATTGCTAGGACTACGCCAGAATGAAGAGTGAATGCTGTGCAGGTTCCAGCAAGATAAACACCAGTTTGAATGGTTACTGCACTGCCAGCAGTAGAATTTGCAATGCTAGAAAATCCAGTTACAGCAGAGGAGATGCTGGAGAACTTGGCTTCTGAGACAACATAAAGACCAGCAAAACCACTAGAGAAGCTGATTGCTGTTCCAGTTGTGGTTACATATTGTGTGCCGGGTCTAGCGGCGTGGGAAAGTTGATCGTAGTAAGATTCAGAAGTTGTTATATTTGCCATGATTCAATTATCCTTTTGTCAAAAAAGTAGGGGCTGGAAGGTTTTATCCCTCCAGCCCCCACAAGGAACACACCAACAGCAGTCTTTAGGCGAAGCTTGTGGTGATGCGGACGGCCGCATTAGCATCAATCAGTTTCTCGCTGGTGTTCATGCGAACACGGAGAACATTGCTACGGCGGGCTTCATCACGATAGCTTTCAGAAACAAAACCACCAGGGGCATCAGCCGACCACACCAGGGTACGACCAATTCCACCAGCAGTGAACTGACCACTCTGCACATTGGCAACAATGATCTGCGTGCTGGGAACAATGAACCCACCAGAGTAGGCTTTGTTCTTGTTAGCAGAGTTGATTGCGGCCCGACCAACCAAAACCCGCTCAACCCCAAGGGCGGCGGCGATTTCAGCTTCAGCCAGGAGACGGCCCTTGGTGTCAGAAACAACACCAAAGAACTGGTTCTGGAGTTTGGTTGTGCGGCGGATACGCTCAAACACAGGGGCAGACATGATGATTGTGTTGGCCTCGTAACCAAGTTTGTTCAACTCAGTACGAGCACCAGCAACATCACCAGCTACATCAATGTTGGAAAGATTCGCATTGGTGTAGGCAGAGATTGCACTCTGGTCAGCAGTTGTGAACGGGGTATTTGTTGCAAACAGAATATCGCTTACACGCTTTTCGTGGCCAAGTTTGATTTGGCGGAGAAGGAAGCGGGCAGACGATGCTTCGAGATCAAAAAACCTGTCAGCATCTGCGCGGAAACCATCATCGATTAGCTCTTCGAGGCCATACTCAATCGTGTCGTAGGTGTCAGTCCCAAACGCACGAACAGCACGGGCGTAGTCAGAAGAGGCTCCACGGGGTTTAGAATCATTGTTCAACAGGTCAGCTTGTGCAAGCTGAACTTTGAGATATTGGCCGCTCTTGGCAGGAACAGGAAGCAAAGGAAGAACCTCTGCCCCAATCAAGCCAGTCTCGGTGTTAGGAGCCTCGATCAACGCCTGGTTGATATCGGCCCGAATGGTTGTGCCACCAGAAATAAAACTCATTTTATTATTATTCTTTCTTGGTTATGGGTTAGAACATTGGCACTGCAATTTCAATCACAGCAGAAGTCGCAGTAGCGGCTTCCAGTGCAACACCAGCCGTCACCAAATTGGCCGCCAGCGTGGTCACTTGACCTGCCGCATCAAATTTCAAAAGATCACCAGCCGCCGCCGTTCCAGACACGGTTGCGAAGAAGGTAGGATGGAACAGCTTCACGGTCACATAACCGCCAGCCGCCACATCTTCAAGGGTTGAACCAATGGCTTTGGTTGCACCAGTAACAGCTACATCAACGCCACCAGCAGTGGTCGTAGAAGGCTGTACCATGCGATAAGCCGAGATAGCGGACGATGTTGAGAAAGTCCGATATCCATTATCAATTTGTGTACTCATTTCTATTTATCCTTTTTGTTAGATGTTCTTAATGCCACGGCTAAGAGCCTCAGCATATTCTTGGGGGTTGGAAAGCATGACGGCCTTCATGGCCTTCAGCTTCGAAGTCTTATATTCTGCATGAGCAGAAACAAGTGCTTCAAAGTTCTTTGGCTCCTCTTTCTTTTCAAGAGCAACCTCAACAGCAGGTGATGCAGGAATAGGCTTGATGCCAAACTGGGTCAGAACTTTTTTAACAACTTCTGACATCTCAGATTCACATCCACCCTCTTCTTTGTCCTCTTCTTTAACAACAATAGTGGGGGCTTCTTGAGCCTGGACAACTTCCTGTTTGGAGGATTCATCCTTAACCACTTCATCTTTTTTTACTTCTTCCTTGGGTTTCATAGAATCCTCAAGGGCAGATAGGCGAACTTTAATTTCATCCATATCCTTTTTATA